ATATAAAGCGAGAGAAAGATATTCTTTCGGTGTATCTGACCCACTAGGTATCTTTGGTTCACCAGGTAGTTCGTAAGAACTATAAAGGGGAGCACAAGCTCCCCTTTTTTATGTTATATTACAAATCTAGGTATTTTATTAACTTATCTATCAACTGACCTAGCAGACATTTGCCAAGATGATAGATACTTCTTTTAGGAGAAAATTATGGCTAACACAACTTTTATTGGACCAGTAAGAGCCGAAAGCGGATTCAAGGTCATTTCAAAAAATTCAAGCACAGGTGCAATTACAGACGTAGCAACTATTGCATCTACAGGTATTGTTACAAATAAATATGTAAAACATGTTGGTTTTGCAACTGGTGTAACAGTAAATACTACAGCAGGAGATTCCCCATCTATAGGTGAATTTACACAACCAGCAAACACAATCATTACAGATATTAAAATATTTTGTGATACTTCTCCAGTTATTGGAACAGGTGATATTGGATATGAAGTAGGTACAACTAGTTCAGGTGCACAAATTGTTGCAGCTCAAACTGATGAAATACTTGATGGCGGTACAACTGTTGTTGCTCACAATGTAACTGTAACTAGTTTAGTTTTACAAACCCAAGATGGCACAACAGCTCCAGCTTCTGTTCAATATACAGATACTGAAAGAACTATTTTCTGTAACATTACTAATACAGTAGATGCTACAACAGCAGGTTCTTTTACATTTATTATTGAATACGTTCAAATAGCATAAGGAGTAAATTATGGCTGATGCAGTAACTTCACAAACCATTATTGATGGTGAAAGAAATTGCGTTATGAAATTTACCAATGTCAGCGATGGCACGGGAGAATCCGCAGTAGCTAAAGTAGATGTATCTGCTTTAACCTCTAATTCAGCAGGCACAGCTTGTTCTGAAGTTAGATTAATGCGAGTTAGCCATGCTATCGTTGGTATGTCTGTTCAATTATTTTTAGATGCTACAAGTAATGTTTTTTTAATGGAACTTGCTGAAAGTAGTAATGGACATATGGATTTTAAAGATTTTGGTGGTTTACCAAATAACGCAGGTAGTGGTAAAACAGGAGATATTCTTCTTACTACTAAAGGACACTCTTCAGGAGACACTTATTCTATTACTTTAGAAATGGTAAAAGTGTATTCCGATTAATAGGATTTATTATGGATAATTATATAATATCAGAAACTGGTGAATTTCCACCACAATACAAAGTTTTAGAAAATTCAGGAGATGGTATCTGGAAACCAATATTTGGTCCTGACCCAGACTTAGAAGATGCACAACGTAAGTGTGATGAAATGAATGGTGTTAGAGCTAGAGATGACAAAGGACATTATGTAGCTGATGACCCATCAACACCTGATATAAATGAAGCTTATGTAGGTGGTAAAAAACCTAAAAAGAAAAAAACAACAAAAAAAACTACAGCTAAGAAAAAAACTGTAGCTAAAAAATAAAGGAGTTAATTATGAAAATGAAACCTAAAGGTGGAATGTCTGGTGGCAGACGACCAAAAGCAACTGAAATGGGAGCTGAATCTAATAAACAGTATGTAAAAAGAATGTTTGGTATAGGTATGAGTACTAAAATGACTAATGACAAACCTATGGAAAATAAAGGCTATCAGGCAGGTAAAAAAGTTGAAATGGGTAAAAGACCTATGACAACTAAAGGCGGTATGGCTGGTGGTAAAAACACAAAACGCATGATGAAAACCAAAGGCGGTATGAGTGGTGGTAAAAGAACTATGAAAACCAAAAGCTACCTTAAAGGCGGTAAGTCTTAACTAAAACTTATGCCTATAAGAAAACAGGCTAAAATGCCA